CTCAAAACATCGTTTGGAAGAATAGTAGAAATTCCACTCAATGAGAACATCGTAGTTCCAATTCCAATTGATCCACCGTTATTTCCTAATGGATGAGATATTGGCGCAAAAGTTACTGGATATTGAGCAATATTGTCAATGGAAATAAGAGACTTAGAGTTTCTCTGAGACATCTCAAGCATGTGAGCATTTCCTTCACCAACAGATGTGAAAGTAACTGCTGTTCCAGCTTTAGTTGTAGAAATTTGGAAACTATCTGGATCCGTTCCAACAATTGCAAATACTTTGTGTGGTAATGGTCCCTCAATTCCATTCTCATTTCTATACTGCATCACCGTCGCACCAACCCCTACAAAAGTAGAGTTTGCTGTATAATTTAATTCCTCACCATTTGAGAAGAAGTGGTCAGTAATAGAAAATGTACCTGTAGAAAGATTTAATTTAGTATTATCTGATGGATTAAAGATCTTGGCAAAAATTGGAACTCCATTGTGAGTAATTTTAAATGATTTTCTATTAATTCTATCGCCATTGATAGCATTATAGAAATCATAATCAATTCTCTCTGTTACAGAGTTAAATGACAGAGGATTTGGAATGTTTACAGAATCTTGTGCTTCATAGAAACATTCACTAAAAGATGATATTTCCACTACTTGGGAACTATCTGGTGTGAAGTGAAGATCAAGATTTCCTGAATCAATAACTGTTCCAAATGTTCCTAATCCAGTAGTGCTTCCGACTGAGAGGAAAGGTGACTGTTGTAGATAAACCTGTTGATTATTGTCTCTTACCATCAATAGTTGATGAAGAGCACTAGTATTTCCAACACTTACCTTAATATAGGATTTTGCTGCATTAAAGAGTGAATTGTCTATTGATAATACTGTTGCAGCCGAAGATACGTTTTCATTAAATCCAGACTTATAAATTACAGATCTTTCAGATCCATCTACTTGACCAGTTGATTTAAATCTAAAGATTCCAGAACCCATTCCCGTGGTTCCAAACCCTACTATTCTAGATCTTATTTCTACATTATTATTCGTATCACTGGTATAGTTAAATGAAACCATTCCACTTACTATATCACCAGCAAACTCTCCAATTTCATCAACTGTGAGTGAACTAGTTGTTTCGTTAGTATCACTATAATAATCAGAAATAAAGGTATCAGTGCCATTATGAGTAAAATATGCGCTAACATAATTCATCTCATCATTTGCTGTGTCAATTACCTGTACTTCTGCAAATAAACCCTCAAATTTAGATTCTTCTTCAGTATATAATGTTGTAGTAATTCCTGTTGATGTTGTTATTCCGTTTGAGTTAACTAATTTGACAACACCAAGATCACGTGTTCCAATTCCGGTGAGTGAAGAATTAAACTCACTAATTCTAAGTTTGAGATCATAATCAGTATTAAGTGGTTCTTCTGGAGTAAATCTTAAACTACTAGATCCAAATGCATCTGTAAAAATACTAAATTCACCATATTCTTCACCAACATTGTGAATAAAATCATCACCATTATTAACAACCGATCCCTTATCAACAATAAAGAAATCATCATTAGATTTGAGGATAGCAAATTCACTTAACTGAACTTCATCACCATCAGTATTATTAATTCTTGCAAGTATATTATAATAATTTCTACCACTATCAAGACTGAATAATGTAGCAAATTGACTTGGGTTTCCATCAAGATTGGAGAATTGAGAACTTATATCATCAATGGTTAAAACTCTATTTGTCCTACAATCAATAAAATCAGTTAGTCTCTTGTTCTTGAACTCAATGAACTTAGAAGTGTCATCTACTACGTCAAGATCTCTTACTAAATCAAAATTGTAAATTGTATCAACTCTTACTTCATCAATGATATCTTTAAAGATTGATGTTTGATCATCAACACCACCGTCTCCAATTAAATCTCCATTATCTCTTGATCCTACACCTGCAGGAGCTTCAGAAGTAATTCCAGTATCAGCAAAATCTTTTAGTCCACTAGTATGAAGAATTCCCTTAACAACTTCTGTTGTTTTTTTGTAAGTCAGTGGACTCTTAATTGAATAAGAAAGATTTTGATAATAATCATTGTCAGCAACAACTTGATTATCAAGGTTTAACATTCCAATATTATCTTCCCAACCAATGTTTTTCTCAATCTTGTAGTCAACTTTAAATATGCCTTCACCAACTTCAATATCAGAAACTACTCCCTTATTTCCAGAATCAGATCCTGTTATTTCATCATTCAATGACAATTCGTATGATCCACTAACCTTAATTGTAGTCTCATCATAAGATGTAATGAACAGATCTCTTTCTGATCCACCAACAATTAAAGATTCCCCGATTAAGAAGTCAGATCTCTTCTGTATGGCAATCAATGAAGGATAATCACTCTCTTTGATCAGAACAGGAACAGCACCCTGTTCAGTTTTTGCAATACCTGCACTACCAGACGTAATATAATCAGTTCCATCAAGAGTTACTCTATCAAGAACACTGCTTGTCTTATCATAGTTTGTAACAGTGTAGAATCTATATCCAATATCTGGAGAGTTATATCCAGTTCCTGTTGTTGTATAGTTTACAACACCTTCCAAGAAGACTTTATCACCAATCTTAAATGGATCTTCTGCAAATCCAATAGTTGGTGTAGTAATTTCACAGGTAACAATACCAATATTATCATTTGTGAATACTTTTTGAACACTAACACCATTAGAGTTATTTTCTGTAAAAAGATCTACAGTAGTTTCTGGAAGTCCTTTTGGTTCCTCATCAATTAAAACTTCAGTAATAGCATTTGATGTTATAACTGGAACAAGAAGACCACTATCAATTTTTTTACGTGTTACCGAATTAACAATCGAAACTGTAGGTGCATCAATATAGTTTTTACCGCCACTTATGATACTTACAATGCCAACAGTATTAGAATCTTTGATAGTTACAAAATCATCAATATCTGCGGTTGGTTGTAATGTTTTATCAGATGAATATTCGAATCCTTCATTGATAACTCTAACACTCTCTGCATTTCCAATCGTATCTGATGTTGGAACAATACTAGCATCTGTTCCTTTAGATCCAGTTACTCCTGTAAAAACAGGTACTCTTTCATAATTACTACCACCCGAAATAATATTAATTTTAGAAATTGGTCCACTAGCATTAGTAGAACTTGTATCATATGAAAGTACGTTACATTCAGTTGATGCATATGATAGGTTCTCAGGTACTTCACTTAAGAAAACATTAAAACTAGTGCTTGTAAATCCAATAGGAGATACTTTGTAATCACCGACATATGCACTATCTGTGAACATAATCTCTGAATAATTAGAGACCTCTTTATCAGCAGTGCTAATATATCCACCTTTTTCCAAGTTGTAATAAAGTCTTCTTGGTAAATCTTGATTATAAGAAATAGTTAAAGCTGCACCTGCTGTAACACCCGCAGTTCCATATCCAACAATTGTGAAAGATCCGGTCGTAGATATTGATACAATTTCATTATTGTATGCATTATCATAATAAATTTTTAGTTGATGATCTTCTAGGGAAGAATCTGAGAGATCAAATACTAGATGATTATCTTTGATAGATTTAATTTTTGGATTAATTGGAGATATTGTTTGATTAGATCCACCTAAACTAGTAATGTTAACAACAACTGGTGGATTTGCCGATACATTTACCTTTGTTGTTGACAGTTGAATTCTATCATCATCAACTCTATAAACAAAATATGTATTGGTGCTTAGTCCACTGGCAACCGTATCTGCATCATAATCTACCTTATCACCAGTCTTCAGTCCGTGATCATTGATTGTAATTATGTTTCTGGTAGTATCAATAGAAGCCGATGTAAAGGTAAATGGATTTAAATGAATATTTCCATTAGAAACATTTCTCTTTACAACAACAGCAGTAGAAGTACCAATTCCAACAGAAAGTGATGGATTTACACTCAAACTAACAATATCATTTGGTTTTAATTCATGGAAAGTTGACACAGATACCTGAGTTCTTACTTTCTGAACTTTACCTAAGATTTGATTAAAGTCGGATTCGAAGTAGTAAAGATTAGTATTAGATCCATTAGTTCTAAAATAAACCTCTGAAGTATCTAAAGAAGTTTTAATACCAATAGTGTTTACATTTTTATTAACAACATAAACTGTAGAAGGTAGAGTCTCAAGTGATCCAGTTGGAGATGTAGAAATAGATATAGTTGCTCCACCAGTCACAAAACGAATCTTTTGATTGTTATCAAAAGGATGATTTTCGAGAATAATTGACTTAGTTGGAATATTTCTTGTTACAGTACCACTACCAAACGAGAAAGTAACTGTTGATGACATACCAGCAGTTGTACCAACACCAACAGACTGCTGTGGGTTAAAATATACTCTATCATTTACTTTTGAGTCAAAGAATTCTACACTAGAGTCAATAGTTAGAGAATTTGGATTAAAGTTGACAATAGAAGTGGTAGTGTGAGAAACACCGGTTAAACTTCTCTCAACTTTTAATGCATTGTTATTCTTAAATACCTCAAAAATTTCAAAGGTTTCAGATCCAATAGAAATACTACTACCAACTGAAACATTTTGAGGAATATTAGCAACATAAATTTCAGTTGTTAATCCAGCAGTTCCACTTGGGATTTCTTGAATAAGTGCAGATCTATAAGTTGTTACTCCAGCAATAAAGTTATCATTTAGTTCTGTCAAACTCGTTGAGAATCCAGAAATAACAATACTCTCACCATTTAAAATAGTGTGTTGAGGTTTGATAGTAATTTTGACTTTATTATCACTATCAAGAGTAAATACTGCATCAGAAAACTCCTCAACAGTAGTTTCTATGTTACTAACAGTCTTACCCTGAATTTTTGATATTTTAGAAATTAAACCACCACCACTATCAGTAAGATCAAAATTAAGAATATCATTTACCTTATAGTTGTCGCCACGGCTGACAATATCAAATCCAGTAACAGTTCCTTTTGATTGACCCTCTACAATTGATTTTTGATTTATAATTTCACTTGTCTCAATAATAAAATCATTATCGGCATTACTATCAGAAACTTTATATGGGAAAGTATTTCTGAGTAACTTAGATGAGTTAAAGTCAAACTTTTGATTAAGAGAAATATTTTCGGGTAAAGTATTTGACCTGTACTTATTACCAATAAAGAATGGAAACTCTGGATTATTTGAGGAGTTTAAAGTTGCATAGTAAGCATAAACACCATTTGGGAATTCTGGTGTCTTAGCAAATCTTCCATTATACTCATCAAGATCTCCATTATTTGTATATTGATAATCCTCAGCAAAGAATCCATCAGCAAAAGCAGAAGGTCTATCAAAAATATTGGAAGAATTAAGAATATATCCACTTCTTACTCTAGTAGCAGAAGAATCAGTATCTTCTGGATTTGAGTGTACAAAAGGTCCATAAATTGGATTTCCATCATAAGCCCATCCAATAATATTAGATACTGTCGATGAATCCTCTTCAAACGCTGTTCTTAATGTACTAAAATATCCCAATACAGAATACTGTAATTTATTATCAGTTTCTTGAAGTAACTCATCATCAAATCTTTCATTATTAATAACACTCAATGATCTAATATCAGCATCAAAGAGAGCATTAATTCCTGTTGATCTTACTCTAATTGTTGTATCAGTAGAGTAACCAATACCAGGATTAACAATAACAGCATCTGTCAATTTTCCATTACTAATAATGGGTCTAATATCTGCTCCAATACCTAAACCAGTTGGGTCATTTATTTCAACATCGGGAAGTGAAGTGTATTCTGAACCACCACTATCAACAGAAATAGATTCAATTTTACCATTAACAATAAATGGATTTAATTGACCATCTTTACCGGTAGTAACAGTAATGAGTGGTTTTTGATGATGATTTAAAATTGTTGATCCATATCCAGTTCCTGCCTCACTTAAATAAGCATCAATAATTGATCCTCTTACAACTGGAACTGCATTAATAGTTTGATAATTTTGAGTTGTAGTACCAAATCCAACAGAGGTGTATCTAATACTTACAGAAATATCTGGAAACTTAAAGTTGTGTAATCCAGAACCTACCGACTCAAATCTAACAGGTTCTCTTTGATTATATTTGGTAAGATCTGTTCCAGCAACGCCAATATTTGCTAATCGGAAAGAATTATCATCTACCTTCAATACTTTATAGGTAAAGGATGAAACAAATCCAACAATGTCTGGTGATCCCCATGAGTCTCCAGTATGGTTGACATAATTGATAATATCACCATCAATAAATCCATGATTAGTAAAGTCAACACTATTTGTTCTTGTGTTAATACCGACTGGTTTTACAATAAGATTTCTATTTGTATAACCACTACCACCATTAATAACGTCAACACTAGTAATT